ACGATGAATATGTTAAAAACGAAAATGACTTAAAACGTCTAGAAGGGTCAATGCAAGCAATAGAATATGTTGCTTACGGTAAGATGCCTGGGGACGGTAATCATGATAAGTTTAAAGACCATAAACCAGACTACGGTAAAATTCCCGATAGATACTAATGCTACCATTCTTATTCACAGCAGCAGGATTCCTTAACCTGTTGTTTTACATCTTTGCAGTAGGTTTTGTCATTTCATTACTACTAGAGCAATATCTTAAAGTCAGACCTTTATCTCCTGACACATCAATGAATGAGAGAAACATGTATATAGTCCAAAGCAATAGAAAATATTGTTGGAGACAAGCATGGATAACCAACATTTACTGGTTTTTATGTAATGTGGGTTTATATGTTATATCAAGGAATATGGCAACACCAACAGATAACTTCTGGAACGGAATATGATAGAAAAAGTATTTTTTGCATTTAGCATATGTTACTGTGCATATGTTTTTTATAGAAATTTTAGCAAACCACTAATATGATTTTTTGGATTGGATTCACCCTCATGGTCTTAAATGAGGGTTTTGTTATGATGAGGCATGTATCTCCTTTCTTTGATAATCTAAGAAAGAAGGTAATTAAGAAACTTGGTGAGAATCGGTGGTATCGTCTTCATGGCACTCTAGATTACACTTGGATAGCTCTCGTAACACTAGGATTAATAGTAAACTCCTACAGATTAATGCACTTGCTTTTTGTGATTGCATTCTGGGTGTTATCTTATTGTATATTTTACTTACCAAGAAAACTTAATAACCGCCATAACCGCCCTGACTAGACCCACTACTTCCGCTACTTCCACTACTACTGCTACTACTGGAAGATGAAGAAGACGAAGAATCTGTAGTATTAGACGCTGTTTCTGTAATCGCTGTATCAGACGATGTTGAAGCAGCGTTTGTTTGTGTACTTGTGGTTACTGTTGTGCTACCGTCAGCAAGTTGCTGTCCTTCCTCAATAGTTGCACCTGAGGTATCAACTGTAATATTTCCAAAGTCTTGCTGCACTGCAAAGTCGACAGATGGTGTTTGACCAATATTTGTGGAATATGTAGGTTTGACAGGTATGAAGTTTTCTTTGATAGCGTCTCTTGTTTTCTTGAAACCTGTATTATCATCAACTTCTCTAGAATCCTCATATTCGACAAGTGACTGGAATTCTTCTAAGAATGTAGTTAAGAAGGGTCTGCGTAATACGTAAATATTGCGTTTGAAGTCATTTTTCTTTGCTTCATGCTCATAGTTAGTAATTGGCACAATCAACTCTGAGGGAGGTACCATTGTCCCATCAGGACGTCTATATGTAAAATTATGAGGTATTGTCAATCCTGCTTTTAATATAATATTGCCATTTTGGTCTTTTACCTCTTGACTTTCATGATGATGAATACCCTCTGGACTTTCGTATGTAGAAACGCAATATTTGTATAACTCATCTTCTGTCATAGGCCACTCATCATATAGATTGGTAATATTATTTGTCATCAAGATAACCCAGTCATATTCTGGGTCACCATACATTTTCATACTTACATTATCAGGTCTTTCATTGTTTACTATAGTATATTGAGTAAAACCAGTAATAAAACCTTCTACATCGTCTCTTATTTTGACTCTGCGAAATAGATTCTTAGTAAGGATGTATGGGTCAACGTTATTCTGACGATACGTTGCTGTCCTTACATATACATTTGGTAAATATGAAAAATAATTACTCATGATTTTTCTCCTCTAGTATCGTATCCATAACTCTGACGAGTAAGTAGGGATGTTTCTTTGAATGATAAACTCATGTTATATGCGACAGGACCGAAGTCATATGAGCTATTCAAGGGGTCATTTGTCTTAAGAGACGTATACGGACCATATGGAGATAAATCCACATCCATATTAGTCAAAACCATTTTAGATGGAAATTGCATCAATTTCTGTAAGACACCTTTATTTGTTGAATTACCAGATTGAGGATACAGTGTTTCTTCCTCTTCATTAGAAACTAATCTAACAATTTCAATTCTGAAGTAATCAGGTATAGTCAACCACATACTGTCATCCTTTCCTGGGAGCATAGCAACACGAAATGCTTCTATTATACTGACAACAGTCTCTACGTCAGATGAATTCTTGGGTGCAAACAAGAAATCAAACTTATGGTCTCTAAACTCTACACCTTGAAATATAGTCTCTTCATATGGGTTGAATACCTTTCCTGTGGTTAATGCTGCTAATTCATTTGCACCTATCTGACCGCCACCACCAAATTTAAGCACTTTATTGATAACATCAGCTCCAATACCATACCCTGCTACAGATTTTCCAGACTCTGCCATTTTTGAAATAGTATCTTTGAAACTATCACCGATACCTCCTGCAGCTATCGCTTCAGATGCAGCACCAACTGCTCCTACACCTAAAGGTCCTAACTTTACACCATTATACTTTGCTTGATATCCTTCTCTTAGTTTATTTGGTAGATATAGATATATACTTCTTTTTACTTTATCGTTGTTTGCTAAATTCTTCTTAGAGTTATTATAACTACTATTATTACCTTCCTTTGGGTCATAAATAGTAATCTTAAGGTAGTCAACTACCTCAGTACCATTTGTTTTATCCTTTGATATTGCGTCTTGTGCAGATGTTGAGTTAGCACCGTAGGGTTTACTACGAGGGAACACAAGGGTTTCACCCCCGCCTAAGCCGCTTCCATAAGGATTGTCCCAAGTACCTACTGCCATTTTGTTATTTATGTCTTATTCGGGAAAATACAAGCCAACCAACAGATTCAAATACAAAGGAGACCCGACTAACATTATTTATAGGAGTTTATGGGAAAGAAAGTTTATGGTCTGGTGCGACAGAAACGAAAATGTAATAGAGTGGGGCAGTGAAGAAATCGTTATACCTTATATCAGTCCTGTCGATAGGCGGGTTCATCGCTATTTCCCAGACTTTTATGTCAGAGCAAGGACTAAAACTGGGAGGACAGAGAAGTTTGTCATTGAGGTCAAGCCTCATAAGCAGACGTCACCTCCCAAAAAACAACGCAGAGTTACAAAGAAGTATCTAACAGAAGTTAAGACATATTGTGTAAACGAGGCAAAATGGAAAGCAGCGATTGAGTATTGTAAAGACCGTCGTATGCAATTCAAGATACTTACAGAGCACGAATTAAAGGTATGAGTATTTTCTCAGACATAAAAGATGAAACAGGAGGTGCTACTAAAAGCAAAGAGTGGTATCGTGCACGGTTGGTAGATAAACTTGAGCCGTTTAGTGGAATACTTGGAGTGGGTGATATTATATTCTATCAGTATGCAGCACAGACAGAGTTACTACCTTTCTTTGATACATACCCTATGACACTCGTTAGTGATGTAGATTTCAATAAAAGGCAGTTTTCTGGTGGAAATTTACATTATTTACGTCCATCAGTCAGACAGGGAGTAGCATCTTCGTGGTCATCAGGCACACAAGCATTTCCTAAGCGATGTTACCATAAATACTT